TAAGATCAAGAGGAAACTCAGTTGTTGAACCAGCTTCTACGTTGATAGTTTCAAAAATGTTACCGAGGATGTTACCAACAAGTACACCCTTACGGAGTGGCAGTTCAAGAGCCTTAGCGAATTCTCGCTGTGCTGCCTGAGCTACATTGACATCCCCATCTCCAGATTTACGGAGAAGAGAGATAAATTCTTCACTAGGTCTTTCATTAGTAGGCATATTTTATTCTCCTTTAAATGTTATGAGATTAGGGTAAGTTAACTTCGACCTTGCAATAACCATCTTCGTCCTTAGACGAGAGGAATGCACCGATCTTAGTACCAGATTCGACCATTGAAATGTTTCCTGCTACTGAACCACTGATGTAAGCACCAGAGCCAGCTACAGGCGAACCGTCAATAGCGTTAGTTACAACATAACCTTTACGGAGGACTGTAACCTTACCACCCTTTTGGACCTCATCCTTATGCTGATTAAGATGAGTTCTAGTTAAATCTTTGTTAACGACATCATTAAGAAGAATCCCTACTGGATTGCCAGAAGTAGCCTTCTTTACAAGGTTAACACCTTGGTCCATAGCTGCGCCAGAGCCAGCTGTGGAATCATGAACGACTGCGCAACCGCGAGTAGCTGTTCCATCATTGTAGAAAAAGCTAATGTCAGTCTGGAGTTCATATCTATCTGATTTTAAAGCCATGTTTGTATCTCCTTTAATTATTTGCTGAGTACGTTGTTTTCAAGCCACTCTGAGACACTCGCTCTAGTAGCTTCTAGTTCGTCAGTTTCGTCGGAAGCGTCTACCAGTGCTGCTTCAGTTGTTTCTACTCCTTCGAGTGCTGCTTCAGCTGCTTCTTCAGCAACTTCTTCAGCTACAACTTCTTCAGCTTCTTCAGCTTTAACTTCTTTCTTTGCTTCTTCCTTCTTCTTTGCTTCTTCTTCGTCTTTTTTGCCTTCCATCTTCTTTGCGGCTTTTTCTTCTTCCTTTTTCTTAATTGTAGTCATTGCTGCTACAATAGCTTCAAAAGCTGCATCGTCGAAGTCTTCATAAGAAGCAATGGATTCTTCAGCTTCTTCAGCTTCTAATCCAAGTTCAAGAAGGGAAGCCATTCTCTTACGAGCCTTTTCTTCCTTCTTCATCTTACGTAGTTCTTCCATCTTTTCCTTCATGTCTTCTTCGCTCTTAGCGATAGATGCTTGAAGGTCTGCGATGGTCGCTTCCTTTTCTGCAACAGTAGCTTCCAAAGCTGCAACAGCTTCTTTAGCTTCAGTAACAGAAGTTTCTAACTTAGCAATTGACTCAACATACTCTTTAGAAGTAGCTTCGTCCAATTGAGCTTGAAGTTTACTATTTTCATCTCTGGCAGATGCTAGCTCGTTTTTTACATCGGCAAGCTGCTGCTCTAAAATACTGTCACTCATGTTATCTTCTCCTTTAAAAGAAAAATCTAAATTAATATCGGCTTTAGAGGTCACACAGAAAGCCTTGCTAGCATCAAGAATTACACTTCTTGGATTGGCAGGTTTAGCAACTAAACCTTTACCAGAAAAAGCGATCTCTCTTAATGATCTACCAATTTTGTAGCCTTCATATTCTCCAGTACCACCATAGGCACGTAAGTGCTTGGTAAGAAAGGCTGAACTCTCATTGCGAGCAAGGAGTTGTCCAGTACCCTTTTCATCTAGTAATGCATAGTCAAAGCCCGCGAATAAACATTCCATAGAAACAAACCATTTGCCTTCTTCGATTTCAGCAATGATCTGCTTCATACGTTCACGATTCTCCGCTTCAGTCCAACTATTATACAGCACAGCCTCGGTGATAATATCGAAATTATCTGGCTGAGTATCATCGTCCACTGGTTTGCCATCTCGATCAACGACATAGCTACCAGTTATATGCCCAATAATATCGTTCTCATTGTGCATAAGATTAAACTGTTTATCTTCTGGAGTATTTCTGGCATTCCAAGTAGCTTCAGAAGTAAACACATCGTCATTTTTATTCCAGCCTGTAGAGACTAGAACAGACTTAATATAAAATAAGTCTATTTGTTTTGGGTTGGCACTTTCTGCCTTAACTTTATTTGCAAGTTCAACGACTTCTTCATGCGCGTCGTCACATAATAACGCAGGCGCACAATAGGCGACACTCGCACTTGCTTGCACAAGTTCGCCAAGACCGTCTTTAATTTCTTGTGGATATACTATCATTTCTTCCTCTCTTCAACTTTATACACAAAAACGTTCAAAAACTGTGTATTAGCCCAGATTCAACTCAACAAACAGACCAATGATATTTTTCCTATAATCCTCTATCGTCATATCATCTATATTTACGTCTGATTTGGTGAGCATATCCTTAAATTCCTGAGAGGTAGTTTTTCCAGATTTTAAAGTACTAACCACTATAGAATCATCTACTTTTGTATCTATATCTAAGTTTGTAAATACATCTAATTTTAATTGTTCTAAGTCCCTCACCTGAGCCTTGGTTAGTTGTCTCAGATTCTTTTTTCCGTGAGATTTCAGAAAAGCGTTGTTTAGAGTCTCAGAGACCTTATTCCAAGCACCTTCTGCCCACACTATCGTTTTCGCCAAGCCCGGAGAAGATTTAGGCGTTTCAACCCTACGTTTTCTAGGACCATCATCCTTCTTAAATAGTGGCCTACCAATCTCTACATCAACAGGCTTATCTTCAGGAGATGGTGGAAGCTCGACCTTTTGCTCTTGCTTAGGGTCAGGTTTCTCCTGCTGCGATGGAGGTGGAGGTGGATGAAATGGCCCAGCCTTCTCTGGTCCAGTGGTATCCCTCTTACTTAACTCTCTTTTAATTCTTATATTTTCTATCTGTGGTATTTCTTTAAATCTTTCAAGCAATGTTTCATGACTAATAATATCTCTATCAGCAAGCTGAATAAGTAGGTTCTTTTCAGCAGCCTCGTCAGATAGTGTCATTTGGTCAAACTGTACGTGGGCTTTATATCTAAAACCCATAGCCTTTCTGACGATCTCTAATTCTTTCTCCCAAAACCTAACTAATTGATCCCTGCCATATTGTAGCCTTTCAACTAGCGTCTTTAGGGAGATAAAATTATTAGTAAAGCCACCGCCATTTCCAGCCATACCAGTAAGCGTTGGTGGTACACCGAGTCCAGCGTAGATGCTGTTCAATACAGAGGTGTACTTTTCGGAACCTAAAAATTTGTAAACCTCACTACTAGATTCTTGAAATGATAGTTCTGGACCCCAAACGAGTTCCATAGTGCCACCACCAACGTTACTGGCAAGAATGTCTCTAAGTTTATTTATAGCTGCTTTATTAGGTAAAATCTTATGATCTAAGCTACCAATCGTCCACAGTCTAATATTTGAAATAGCGCCATCTAATGCAGACATATCAGCGAGTCTCATTTTCTCTAACATGATAATGTCGTCAAGAATTGCATAGATCATGGGGTTAGCCCATTGTCGCCAATCATCCTTCTTATAATAATATATACCAAGCCTATCTGCTTCTAATGGTATATCTCTTTCTCCCCTTAGTAAACTTTGTTTAATGTTTACAGGAAGACTTTCAATAACATGGTCTGGTATATCTCCAACCTTAAACTTGTCAAAGAAAGAATTAGTAGTAATAGTATAATTTTTTAATCCCATAAACAAAGACAGATTTCCGTCTTTCATTTTTACAGTCAGAGGATTAAAGAAGTTATATCTCCAAGGTATTTCGTTAGGCGTTGCTTCAGGTACTTCAACCTTAATGTCAGAAGACAAGGCTTTCATATAATTCCTGAGCTGTGGTGTAATGTCAGCATAACTTCTATATATAATAACATTTCCAGTTTTATATAGATTGTTCAGGAATCTCTCTGAGCGTTCTTTGCCATTTACATTTTTAAACCATTGCTGGTAAAATTTTTCCACACTCTTATCTTTGTGTACAATATTAATCCCTTGACTGCCAAAGTCTCCCATGAGATCAATAATATTACGAATAATCCCAACTTTATCATAAGCGTCCATGCACATTTTAATAATGCGTCTTTGCTGATTAGGAACAGCTTCGTCTGGTCTAAAGGCATGATAATCGCTAGGATTGAATCCGGGTCTTACAGACCTGTTTGGTTCAATATCAATAAAGTGCCTGTAGTGATTTCCTTGACTTTTGTTTAATCCGCTGTAAGATTCTACATTGTCTGAGAACTGGGACATAGCTCTAGCTTTGCCCTCGTTATCGCCGTCTTGCCAAGTAATCATGTCTTCATTGCTCATGTTCAGCCTCAATGGGATTGGTAATTGGATTGTTAATAATTAATACACATCTTTCATGTTATCTGCGAACCAACTAGGTCCATTATACAATTTATCAGTAGTTTTAGGTTTATGACCACCCGTGGCAAAACCTCCATAAAAATTATAATCTGCTTGCTCTGGAGTACGCTGCAAAACCCTAGCAGCCATATTAGCCATAAGCAAAGAAGAATATCTATCTTTTCTCATTTTGCTTTTCTTGCCAGTTCCCACAACCACTTGAGGGGTATCCCAACGATCTCTACCGCTCGCGGTTGCAGTCATTTGTATCATAGCTAATTCATCCTTCAATTCCTCTATATCTAGGACACATTCTTCTAAGGTGTCAAACATTCTAGCTTTCATATTATCTTGGTGTTCTGATATGTCTAGGCTTACAGCATCAAAGAATGGAAATAATAATACTTTATCTTCAAAGTCTTTTCTTAGTCCGTGATTAGCTTCTGATAGCCAATCATACTTAGCGAACTGACACATCTCCAAGATATGTAAACCAGACTCGCCATCTGTGTCCTTTTCCTTTTTATCATCTATGGTAGGCCATATTGGTAGCTCTCCGTCTTGTATCTTGTCTTTATCGTGTAGAGATTCCATAACAGCTATACCACCGCCTTGAGCATCTAGGGCAATGTGGATACAAGGAAATAGTTTCATGAGATCTCTGATTTTTCTAGCACAGTATGAATAGAAGTCTGTCTCTGATACGAATCCTTTTTTAAGCTTCTCTTTGTGTTCGGATCTACTTGTGGTCCAACAGTGTACGATTCTTCTATGGTCTGGGTTTACTTCTAAAATAACTATACTAAAGTTATCTACTTCAGATGCAGGGTCAACGCCAAATATATATTTCTTATCTTGATTCCCCATGAGTACAGCTTCAAACATAACATCATTACCATTAACCTTAATTGGATTTTTATCAGAGGCCACACAAGACTCTATCAAAGATCTTTTGAAAAACCCTTGGCTATCTCTCGTAAAACAAGCTCCGTACTCCATTTGATAAATACCAGAGTGTACAGTTGCTTTAGATCGTGCTACTTGGTCTGCGTCCATAAAACCTTTAGGTAACAACTCATAAGGCATACGTATAATAGAATATTGAGTCCAATCAAAATTTTCTGGAGGATCTTCTCCAAATATCTCTCTTAGTCTAGATGGATCTCCTTGACTTTGTATTATAGCTTTCCACTTTTTCCAGTAGGTAGCAAAATGATTAAAATCATAATAAGCCGTACCGGATAAAATAATCTGATTGTCTTTCTTTACTTCTTTTTCTTCTTCTATAATCTGAACGCCCAACTCTTCAGCTTTTTTCTGAGCAGCTAATCTTTTAACATTTTCTACTGGATCTGCGCTAACAGCTGCAAAACCAGCTACAACATTTTCAAAGATTTCTCTAGGGATAGATGCAAATTCGTCAGCTATAATATCGTTTGCTCGCTGACCTCTAATCTTCTGACCATCACCAAGTGGCAAGCAAGTTACAGTGCTATCATTAAGTCTGAGAGTACACCTGTCAGTATCTCTCCGTGGTCCGCTGTCTCCATCGCACATATCTCGTAACATAGGAGAACTTCTCCAGATAGTCTCCATGTATTCAAACAAAACTTTAGATTGTCTAAAGGCAGCACCAACAACTACTACTTTTCTTTGTGGGAGTATCAAAGCTCTTAGCACAGCGTATAGTGATAACATAAAAGATTTACCAAAGCCTCGACTAGCAATAAGCATTGGGAACTTTCTTTTCCATATCTCTTCGAGGAACACTGCCTGAGATGGAAGTAACTGTATATTTAATATGTGTTTAGTAAGAAATGAAAGATACTCTGGTTTGGTCATTAGCCAAGCCAGTTTCATGTTGAAATCATCTTCTGACGATCTAAGTATAGACATTGGGTTGAAGAAATCAGTATCTAGTGATTCCAAACCAAGCCAAGCTTCGTCGATAGTTTTTATTTTATTTTCTGCCATGAATCTATAATCCCATCTGCAAAACCATAATGAACAGCTTCCTCTGCATTAATGTACCAATCTCCAGATTTTAATTTTCTTCCTAAGTATGTTTTAACTTTGTCTATATCTGGATTAGGTCCGTATTTTTCTTTGAAGTATTTACCGCCTATGCAACTTTGAGCATATATATCCAACATTACATCGCAAATATGTTTTTCGTACTTTACCCAGTTTTGCACACTTTGATATTCACCCCCAGCAGCAGTGCTGCCATAGTGAGACATGAAGTACGTATTTCTAGTTATAAATCTTTGATCGCCTGCTTGAAATATTATACTACTCATAGACTCTGCTTGACCATACGCAATTATAGTAACATGACATCTAGACATCTGTATGGAATCATAAATAGCCATACCATCTGACCACTCGCCTCCCACGCTTTGCATATGTATTACGATTGGTCTGTCAGACTTTATTTCTAAAGCTCTAATGTTTTTCAGGAAGTTATTAGACATCTTGTATTCTACGCCGGGATTATCATCGTCTGAAGAATAGTAATTATGTAGAAATATTTCCCTTGTATCTATGTTTGCTCCATAGTTATGTAGGTCATAAAGCAAATCTTTATCTGCATTATTCATGACTTTCTCCCAATGGTGTACATCTCGTTTATTCTTTTAAAAATACTACTAACTGCTAAAAATGCAGTATGCTTATCTGCACAAAAGAGAATATGTATATCGTTATACAGCTCAAATTCTATCAAACATTTAAGCATATACCTACCAGTGATTTTAACAGCTGCTTTATTCTTGATAGGTATTCTGGTATATTTAGGAAACCTGATAAGATCCTCTAGAGAGAATTCAAGTATCAAGTACTTATGTGGAAAGCTTTCCATGCGCTCTATTTCTCTTAAGAATGTTTGTTTCTTAGAACCAAGGTT